TTTTAAATCACCAGATTCCAAAATAAAAGGGCTATTTAAAACGGGAGCAGATGTAAAATTTCCTGATACTTTTACTACATTACCTGTAACATATTCATCTATTGTTTTTGTTTCAACAGTCCCATCAGCCAACATACAGCTTATTTCTGGATCGTCACTTATGTCAGGTAAATTTGTAGCACCAGCATCATCTAAAGTTATTTGATCAATATTTGAGTTACCCTGACTAGAGCTAACTTCTTTAACAAGACCACCTCGTCTCGTTGAAGATTTCACTCTGTCTGCAATGCCAATAATATCCCCGATCCTTACGACTGAGCCAGCAGCAATATTTGTTTCAAAAACAACAGTTTCAGTTTGATTTTGTTGTGTTTGTAAAAACCATTTCCCGACCCTTTGTGCCTGACCTCTTGAAGTTGTACCAAATGTATTGATCGTCTTTGTTTGTGTGCCATAATTTGTCTGAGCAGAACTATCTTTAACAGTCACATAATCTATTTCTTGCGTACTTAAATCAAAATAGGAAACATTGATAACATTAAATCTAGTTTTTGAAGATGTACCAGAATAAACAAATTCGCCATTTACTACATTTGCATTGTTGAAAACATAATCAAAAGATAAAGCACTTGGGTTGTCATGGTCTTTTGGTGCGTCTTGGGCAATTTTTATTGTGCCTTCCTCATAGTAAGGTATTGCTCTCATAACAGAACAAATATCCTTAATTAACGCCATTGCATCACGCCTATTATTAATATTTACATTTATTGAGAAGCGTGGCTCTTGTCCGCCATCACCGTCATCAACTTCTTCAGAACAATAAGTACTAACACCATAAAAAGTGTATGGATCTAATTCAGACTCAGGAATCGCACAACCACTTGTAGTGTCTGTTAAGAGATCATATAAAACCCAAGCAGGGTCACTTGTCCAAGCTTTATCTGTTTTAAAAGTACCATTGAAAGTTCCGCTATAAGTTAATCTGC